TCGCTGGCTTTAGTAGCGCAAGCGATGGGCTTCGAGCTATTTCCCTGGCAAAAATACGTGGTCGACACCGCTATGGAATATAGAAACGATCATTACGCCTATCGAACCGTTGGCGTCGCTGTAGGCCGCCAGAACGGTAAAAGTTCTCTAGTTGCTACTCGTATCGCTTTCGAGGCCATTTCACCACGGCATCGAATTGCATATACGGCCCAGGACCGCAATATGGCAAGAGCGAAGTGGGAGGAACACGTAGAGATACTTTTAACCAGTCCATTTAAAAACAAAATTAAGCACGTGGTTAGAACAAACGGTAACGAACACGTTATATTTAAAAACGGCAGCACGTATCAAATTACAACGCCAAACAATAAAGGCGGCAGAGGCTCCTCTCTTGATTTAGTAGTTATCGATGAAGCTTTGACGCACGATCTGTCTTTAATAGGAGCTTTACAGCCAACGCTTGCTACCAAGCCAAATGGCCAACTTTGGATTTTAAGTAACGCAGGAGATGAACGTTCTACCTTGCTGGCTCACTACAGGAACCTGGCGCATACAAACTTACAAGACGGACAATCAAGGCTGGCTTGGTTTGAATGGGCTCCACACGAAGACAAGTTTGACCACTTGGATGAAAAGGTGTGGCGACAGGCAATCCCATCGCTAGGGCAGAAAAAGGGTGTCACAATAGAAGCGGTACGCGAAGCCGCAAATACAAATGCACCAGAAATATTCACAAGGGAATGGTTAAACGTATGGGCTGCCAAAGAGGCTACACAGGTGATTGACACAGAACTATGGGACGGCCTAGTTCGCAGCGACGTCATCATCGGAGGAGACGTTGTGCTGGGCGTAGATATGACGCGAGAACGCGACAAGGCTTGCATCGCAGCCACAGGATTCGTTTCTGGCCTAAACCCCATCGAGATAGTCGATATGCGCGATGGCACCGCGTGGCTACAGCCGCGCTTGATTGAAGTAGCTAAGAAGTGGAACGCGACCGTGGTGATAGATACAGGCAGCCCTGCGGCTTCAGTGCTTGGCCATCTAGAACTGGCAGGAATCAAGGTGCTGGCTATCGGTCTGCAGGAGTACGCTCGCGCTTGTGGTAATTTCTATGACGCGGTGCAAGCACGGAGCGTATGCCATCTAGGTGATGACAATTTGCGCCAGGCAATTCTAGGTTCTGCAAAGAGACCTTTAGGAGATGCTTGGGCTTGGAACAGGAGAAGCACGAGCAATATAACTCCATTAGTAGCAGCCACACTTGCTCACTATGGAATGACAAATCTACCAACGGAAGTTCCAATATTAAGGAGCAGAATATTTTGAACCAGAAACTAGCTATTGTTTTACAACTTGTAGGGGCAGCATTAATGATCTATGGCGTGTCGGTTATTGACTGGCCATTTGCGATAGTATTAGGGGGACTTTTCAGCATCCTCTTTGGCGTGGCTTTGGAGAGAAGGATTAAATAATGCTTGGACGACTTCTTAAACGACAGATTCAACCTTCAGTCGTTTATACCTCGTCTGGCTATGTAGATTCACTTGGCCGTGTAGGTCGCGCATTTCAGGCTAACTGGTCAGGCACGTATGTAGATACAAATACTGCGCTAGGTGTTCCAGCTATTTATAGAGGCGTCACTTTGATTGCTGATGCAATTGGCGCTCTTGGAATACATAGTTATAGAAACGGACGACTTGTAACGCCAACGCCAAAACTATTAGAAAGACCTAATCCACAAGAAACGCGGATGGAAACTATATCTGCAATGGCCGCATCTTTAATCTTGGATGGAAATTATATTGCGGTACTAGGTCCTTCTAATGCTAACGGCCTTCCTGATTTCTTTTATCCTGTGGCAATTGATCGCGTACACGTAACGCGCAAAGATGGACAGATAATTTACAGAATAGACGAGCGACAATATGACGCGAGTGAGATATTACATATAAAAAACTTTGCTTTACCAGGAGAGTTCTTTGGCCGTGGCATTGTACAAACGCAAAAACAGGCCATAGGTAAAGAGATAGCCATAAACGAATATGCATCCAGATATTTTGATGGTGGCGTAAATCCTACGGCTGTTATTAAGTCAGGCAATCCTGATCTAACACAAGAGGAAGCGGAAGCATTAAAGTCTGCTTGGTTGGCGATGTATAGCGGCCGCAACAGAATGCCAGCAGTACTTAATAGCACTACAGATTTTGAGATTCTAAGTAGCAATGCTCAAGAGTCGCAATTGATAGAAGCACAACTTGCTGGTCTAACAGAGGCTGCAAATATTTTAGGACTACCTGCTTATTACTTAGGCGCTCCTAACAGTTCCAGAACTTATGCAAACGTTGAACAAGAGAACCTGCAACTTGTAAGATGGTCAATACAGCCAATAGCAGAACGCATTGAGCAATCATTGAGCGATCTATTAGTGCGCGGACAGTACGCCAAGTTTAATTATGATGCCTTACTAAGAACTGATACTTTATCAAGATACCAAGCACACGCCGTTGGTATTTCTAGTGGATTCCTAACCGTAGATGAGGTGCGCGAAATGGAAAACAGAGACCCAATCACACCAGTGGATATAGAACCGATTGATACTGAGGAACCAGATCTCAGCGATGTTGGAGAGGAAGAAGATGACGACGTCGAGTAATGAAATCCGCAGCTATGCTTTAGATCTAGCTATTAGACAAGATGCGGAAGGCCGCACCATCTATGGAATTGCCGTGCCTTACGATAAAGAGCAGAAAGTTGCTGGCGATACAACAGAGGTCTTTAGAAGAGGCGCCTTTGCAGATGTTATAAAGGCTGCCCACCGTGTTAAATTGTTACGTAACCACGACGTTAAGAATCCGATAGGGAGAGCGACCCTACTGCGAGAGACCGACGAGGGACTCTACGCTGAATTTAAAATATCAAAGACACGCGAAGGCGACGATGCTTTAGAGCTTGTTAAAGATGGAGCCTTAGATCAGCTATCAATAGGTTTTATGCCAATCAAGAATCGCAAACGCCAAGATGGCGTCATTGAAAGGCTTAAGGCGCATCTTGCCGAGGTTTCTTTGGTTACCTTTGGCGCTTACGGAGATATGGCTACCGTTAGCGGTGTGCGCTCAAATATAGTCAATGAAACCCCACGCCTCGACGCTGCAAAGAAAATCTTAAGTGCCTTACAACATAAGCAATAGCCATCCTGATTGCGATGGATTTGCTGTTGTTAAAACGGCCAATAATGAGTTGATGGGATGCCACCGAACCCAGGCTCAAGCTGAGGATCAACTAACAGCCATTCAACTGTCCGAGTTTGGCACTAGGGCCTTGCCAGATAACTATCGACCTGCAAATAGTCCTGATGTACCAGAGGGTCGCGCTTGCGGTAACTGTATTTATAACGAGAACTTATACTGCGTAAAATGGGAAGATGAAGTAGCGGCCGACTACTACTGCAACGCTTGGGAACCGACCCAGACTCGTACCAACCGTGCCTTAGCAATACTTAAAATGCTAAAGGATATACAGTAGGATTATCCAGAGTAAGACACCTCGGTAAGGCCGATGCGACACCTCGCTAGTTGCGACACCTCGCTCGCCAGACTCGACACCTCTGCCAAATATCAACATATTATTTAGGAGAGCATTGTGGCAAACACATTTCTAGAGTCTCTACGCGAAAAGCGCGAGAGCAAGACATCAATGATTCAGACAATCGTTGATCGCGTTGCTGAGGAATCACGCGACGTGAGCGAGGTCGAACTCGCAAACATCGAGGCATTAAATCTCGAAGTAAAGAAGCTTGATGAAAGAATCGAGCAGATTTCAGATATTGAACTACGTAACGCAAAGGCAGCAGATTTAGCTGCAAAGGTTGATGCAAATATGCCAGCAACCGAAAAGCGTGAATCAATCAAGGTTATTAGTGAACCTATTACCTATTCCCAACGCAGTGAGTACAGCTTCCTATCAGATGCTGTAAAAGCACATTTCAATACCGATGTAGATGCAGCGGATCGTATCCGTCGCCATCAACAAGAGATGAACGTTGAATATCGCGCAGCTGGAACATCAAACTTTGGCGGCTTAGTAGTGCCTCAGTATTTAGTTGATCTTTACGCTCCAAAATTAAGAGCAGGAAGACCATTTGCTGATGCTTCTCGTAAGCACACATTACCTCCACAAGGAATGTCGGTCGTGCTGTCCCTCATCGGCACTGGTACATCTGTAGCGGCACAAACATCACAGAACACAGCTGCGGTAACTACTGATCCACAAGATTCAACACTAACCATCAACGTTAATACCGTTGCTGGACAGAACTCAGTTTCAAAGCAAGCATTACTACGCGGTTACAACTTAGAAAGTATTGTTCTAAGCGATTTAATGCGCGCGTACCACACCGAACTAGACAACTTGCTGCTTAACGGCACAGGTTCAAATGGTCAACCTTTGGGAATCCAGGGAATGACAACAGGTATCTTGGTAACTTACACAGCGACCACAGGTACGGTTGCAGGTTTGTATCCAAAGATCGCGGATGCCATACAGCAAATTCAAAGCACAACGTTCGCGTCGCCTAACGCAATCGTTATGCATCCACGCCGTCTGGGCTTCCTACTTGCTGGTCTTGATGGCCAAAGCCGTCCGCTTGTCGTTCCAACCGCATACAATCCAGTCAATGCAATCGGAACAGGTGAGGGATACCCTAACTACGGTAATAACTCTGGTTATTCAATTCTTGGTTTGCCAGTCATCACAGATGCAAATATCTCTACTGCTCAAGGTACAGGTACAAATCAAGACACAATCCACATCGTCGACCTCAACGAGTCTCACCTATTCGAGGAGACTGGTAGTCCGACATACGTCACCTTTGAAGAGCCAAACGGCAAGGTTGCGTTAAACATCGTGATGTACGGAATGTTTGCTTATACCTCGCTGCGCTATCCAAAAGCGTTTGCGCAAATAAACGGAACTGGTCTTCAAAGCCCTACCTTCTGATGATAAAGGACCCCTGGGGAGCCTTGAAACTCCCCAGTGGTTATAACCATTCAGAATTTCTAAAGAGGTGGTACTAATGTGCGATGGTGGAGCTGTCACCTTTAATACAATGCCTCGTTCGATGTCACCTGTCCCTGATACCGATGGAGATTCTGAATGGCTATAACTAACGGATACACAACTTTAAATGCAATCAAAACTTTCTTATCTATTGCAGATAACAGCGACGATACTTTGCTAGAGGGAATGGTTGAAGCAGCCTCGCGCAGTATTGATCGAATTGCCAATAGAAGGTTTTATTTGGACTCTACTGCGTCAGCTCGTCAATATAGAGCCTACAATAACGTCATAGCGTATGTGGATGACATCGGCACGACGGCTAGTTTGGCCGTGGCAATCGACGACGACGGTGACGGCGTATTTGAAATCAGCCTGACACAAAACACAGATTATTTGCTGGACCCATTGACGGCTAGTTCTCTAGGACGTCCATTTACGCAACTAACGATGGTAAACACAGCACACGTATGGCCTGTCTTTCCAGGAATGTTCAGTA